TGTATAATCTAAGGAGAATAAATAATGGCAATTAATAGAGCCCAACTAGTCAAAGAACTAGTACCTGGACTTCATGCTCTCTTTGGATTAGAGTATGAAAGATACAATAATGAACACGAAGACATCTTCGACACCGAAAGTTCTGAAAGAGCGTTTGAGGAAGAAGTAATGTTAAGTGGGTTTGGTGAAGCACCGACTAAGGGAGAAGGAGCAGCAGTCGTTTACGATACAGCTCAAGAATCTTGGACATCACGTTTCACACACGAGACAGTAGCATTAGCGTTTGCGTTAACTGAAGAAGCTATCGAAGATAACCTCTACGATACACTTTCTTCAAGATACACAAGAGCTTTAGCTAGGTCAATGCAAACTACTAAACAAGTGAAAGCAGCTAATGTATTAAACAATGCATTTAGTTCTTCATATGTTGGTGGTGATGGAAAAGAGCTTTGTGCTACAGACCATCCAACTGTTGCTAACGTGGACTTAAAAAATGAGCTAACTACTGCAGCTGACTTAAATGAAACTTCTCTTGAACAAGCGTTGATTGACATCGCTGACTTCAAAGACGAAAGAAATCTTAAAGTTAACGCACAGGCGAAAAAATTAATTATTCCGCCTGCTTTGCAATTTGTAGCTGATAGACTCATGGACACTCCTGGAAGAGTTGGTACTTCAGATAATGACATCAATGCTATTAGAAACATGGGAATGATTTCTGATGGTTATGTTGTAAACCATTATCTTACAGATACTGATGCTTTCTTTATCAAAACTGACGTTCCTAACGGATTAAAACATTTCGTTAGAACTCCTGTATCAACTAGTATGGAAGGCGACTTCGAAACTGGTAATGTAAGATACAAAGCTAGAGAACGTTACAGCTTTGGTTGGAGTGATTGGAGAGGTATCTTCGGGTCACCTGGAGCATAACTCACTTTCGTGAAAAATTTAAGGGGACTTCGGTCCCCTTTCTTTTTTACAATTTATGGTATATCATGAGGAAAGTTCTAGGGAATATATTAACTATCTATCGACTGACCTAGCAGACAAGCCAAGACGATAGAGTTTATTAAGGAGACTTAATATGGCAAAATCAACCTTTTCAGGTCCTGTACAATCATTATCAGGATTTATATCAGCAGGTAATGCAAACGTGGTTAGCTTGACAGCAGACACTACTCTCACAGTAGCTTCGCATGCAGGCAAAATATTAACTTGTAATGACGCAGACGGTAAATTTACTTTACCTAGTATTGTAGCGACTGCTCCAGGAAGAGACGATGACCCTAATCAAACAAATAATTTAGGTGCATCTTTCTTTTTTGTAGTCGAAACAGCGGCAACAGACATGGATATTTTAACTGACGGCACTGACAAATTTGTTGGTGGTCTTTATACAGGTAAAGACGATGCTACAGGTAAAACATTTATATCTGGTGCATCTAACGATGTCATTACTATGAATGGTTCTACTAAAGGCGGACTAGCAGGTAGTATTGTAAAAGTAACTGCTATGGCTTCTGCTAAGTATGCTGTAGAAGGCATTATTTTAGGCTCAGGCACTATAGTAACACCATTCGCAGACGCGTAAGGGAGGTAAACTATGGCTAATACAGTCACAGGACCAACTAATCAATTAGACGGTGAGAAAAAACTTATTGTTTACTGTTCTGTTTTATCAGACGGAAGTGCTAGTAGTACAACCCTAGTGGACGTTTCTGCTTTAAACACTTCAACATTAAACGGTAATTCATGTGCACACGTTTCTTTAAATAAAATTTGGTACACTTGTACGGGGGCACCTGATGCACCTGCTTCTCTTGATTGGGACGCTACTACAGATGTAACTTTTTTAACACTTGGTTACGATAATTCATTTGATTTTAGTGACATAGGTGGTTTAAAGAATACTGCAGCTTCAGGGTATTCAGGGGATGTACTTTTAGTTATTCCTTCAACTTCTGATGCAGGTAATGAATACACTGTTTGGTGTGAGTTTTTAAAGTATTACGAAGCTCCAGGTTCATAAACTATGGCGACTTCAGGTACTCGCACATTTAGTTTAAATGTAGCAACAGCTATCGAAGAGGCGTACGAGCTTGCAGGTTTGGAAGCTCGTACGTCTTATGATGCAATAACTGCAAGACGTTCTTTGAATATTATGTTTGCTGATTGGTCAAACAGAGGTATTCAAATGTGGGAAATAAATAAAGTAGAACTTACTTTAACTGAAGGAACTAGTGAATACACAATTAATGCTTTCGACATAGATGTTTTAGACGCTTATATACAAAAAAATGTTAACGATGTTGTTACTGATTATACTATAGACAGAATAGACAGAAATGAATTTATAGGTATTCCTAATAAAGCAACTAAAGCCAGACCTACAGAATATTGGTTAGAACGATTAAAAACACCAGTAATTCATCTTTATCCAACACCAGAGAACTCAACAGACAAACTCATTTACTATGTTTGGCGTAGAATAGAAGACGCAGACGCGTCAGTACAAGATATAGACATACCGAGCAGGTTTATGCCTTGTTTAGCTTCAGGGTTAGCTTATTATTTATGTTTAAAAAAGAACACACAAAAACTACCTATTATAAAACAACAATACGAACAAGATTTATTAAACGCTCTTAAATACGACGAGGATAGGTCTCCGTTGAAAATAGTACCTAAACATGAGTATATATAATGAGTTACGCTTCTGGTAAATTTGCTAAATTTATTTGTGACACATGTGGTTTTGCTTATCCTTATAAAACTGCAAAAACGACTTGGGACAATACTAGAGTATGTGAAGAATGTTACGAGCCTAAACACCCACAATCAGACCCACCTAATATAGGAGCTGATGCAGAAGCTCTTTGGAAACCAAGACCAGAAGTTAAATTACCTAAAGCTCAATTAGGTGTTGTAATAACAAATAACGCTTCTGCTGCAGGAATGACTTTTAAAAGTGACCCAATAGGTAGTACACTAGAAGGACAAGAAATAACTGGAGCACTCGGTGACGTAACAGTGAGTATAACATAATGGCAGGATTTACATATAGTGGGTTAAAAACCGCAATACAAAATTATTTAGACAGTACCGAATCGACTTTTACAAGTACATTAGATACGTTTATTCAAACAACAGAAGAACGTATATTAAAATCAGTTGAATTACCTGTTTTTCGTAAAAATGTTGAAGGAAGTCTTTCATCAGGAAATACTTATTTATCTACGCCCGCTGATTTTTTATCTCCTTATAGTTTAGCTGTAATAGACGGAAGTAATAATTATTCTTATTTATTATTAAAACAAGTTTCATTTATAAGAGATTACACCCCAGCAGCAGCAACAACTAGCAAACCCCTTTACTATGCACAGTTTGATGATAACACTTTTATAGTAGCACCAACCCCTGATAGTAATTATTCTGTAGAGCTTCATTATAATTATAGACCTGCTTCATTAACGACAGTAGGAGATAGTAACCAAAGTTGGCTTTCTGAAAATGCCCCTAATGCTATGTTATATGGTTCGTTAGTAGAAGGAGCTGTGTTTTTAAAACAAGACCCTAATTCTATAGGGTTATACGAAAGTAAATTTCAAGAAGCATTAGCAACATTAAAACTGTTAGGTGAGTTTAAAAACGTAAGAGATGAAGCTAGGAATGACCAAATAAAAATAATGTCCAGAGGAGTAGATAGTGTTTAGTGTTGATGTAAAAACAACAATGGGTGATGTAAATGTACAGACTACCCAAAATAAAGGTTTAAGTCCAGAATATTGGACTGAAAGAATAATGGAGAGACTTATTAGTATTAGCGATAATGCAGACCCTATGGTAAAAGCACAGGCACGAGCATTTAAAGATAGTATGACACAAGTCGTTTTGTTATATATGAAACAAGCTATTGCTAGTGATAGGTCAACAGTAGCAGGTTTATTAGATAAACAAGGTCATAAAGATATGGCTGATATTATAAGGAGGCTGTAATGGCAATAACACAAGCAATGTGTACGTCTTTCAAAAAAGAACTTTTGGAAGGAGTACATAATTTTAAAAACTCAGGCGGTAGCACTTTTCAATTAGCACTGTATACAAGTTCTGCATCATTAGATGCTAGTACAACTGCATATACAACAAGTAATGAAGCTAGTGGTACTAATTATTCGGCAAAAGGTGGAACTCTAACAAGAGTTGACCCTTCAACATCAGGCACAACTGCTTTAACTGATTTTGCTGATTTAACATTTAGTTCTGCTACTGTAACCGCTAATGGAGCAATGATATTTAATGATAGTGCATCAGGAGACCCTGCTGTTGCTATTTTAGCATTTGGTGGAGATAAAACATCTACCAACGGAGATTTTACTATTCAATTTCCAACAGCAGATGCATCAAACGCTATTATAAGAATAGCATAGGATTTTAAATGGCAACTGGTTGGGGTAGAAGTACTTGGGGAGCTGATATCTTCGGAGGTACTTCAGTAGATGTTTCAGTTACAGGTAATGTAGGAACATCTGCGTTAGGTAGTGAGGCTGTTGTTGCTGAAGCTAACATTTCCGCTTCAGGCAACGTAGGAACATCAGCACTAGGTAATGCTATAACAGCAGGTGCAGCAGTAACAGGTGTATCTGGTTCCGCTTCAGCAGGAACTCTTGGTGATGAATCAGTATCTGCGGGGGCTACAGTATTACCTACAGGTTTAAGTGCTACAAGTTCTTTAGGAACAGTTAGTACAATTAGTGTTAATATATTATCAGTTACTGGTTTAGCAGGAACAACAGCTTTAGGTGATGAAACAGCTAAAGCTAATGCAGATGTTAATGTAACGGGGATATTTGGTACTGGAGAAACACAAATTGTAAATATTTGGGGTATAGTAGACACAGCACAAACTCCAAGTTATTCAAATGTATCTACTACTCAAACACCAAATTGGAAAGAAGTTGCTTAACAATTACATGAAAAGTATGGTATAATCAAAAACGGAGAATAAAAATGGCAACATACGTAAATGATTTAAGATTAAAAGAAATAGCAACTGGTGATGAATCAGGAACATGGGGAACAAGTACTAATACAAATTTAGAACTTATTGGTGAAGCTTTTAGTTATGGCACAGAAGCAATAACAACTAACGCTGATACTCATAGCACAATAATCGCGGATGGGGCTACTGACCCTGGACGTTCTCTTTATTTAAAATATACAGGTACTCTTGATAGTGCTTGTACTATCACTATTACCCCAAATACCGTATCTAAACTCTGGTTTATAGAAAACGGCACTTCTGGTTCACAAAACATAATTATTTCGCAAGGTAGTGGAGCTAACGTCACCATACCTGCTGGAGACACTAAAGTAATTTACTCAGATGGAGCGGGTTCTGGTGCGGCTATGATAGATGCTTTCGCTAGTCTTAATGTTGTTGATTTAAAAGTAGAAGATGATTTAACAGTTACAGATGATTTAATCGTAAATGGTGATATAGATTTAGAAGGAAATATGGATGTTAATGGTACTCTTGAAACAGATGCTATTTCTATCAATGGAACTACAGTTACATCCACAGCAGCAGAACTTAATATTTTAGATGGTGTTACAAGCACTGCTGCAGAGTTAAACATTTTAGACGGTGTTACTAGTACAACAGCAGAACTTAATATTCTTGACGGTGTTACTAGCACAACAGCAGAACTTAATATTCTTGACGGTGTTACTAGTACCGCAGCAGAACTAAACATATTAGACGGAGTAACAGCTACCGCAACAGAAATTAATTATAGTGATGGAGTAACTTCCAATATACAAACCCAACTTGATACAAAAACCTCAACAGGTAAAGCCATTGCCATGGCAATTGTATTCGGATAAAATAGGAGAAAAATATGGCACAAGTAAATATAGTAAATGTAACATCCATTTTACCATTCACAATTAATGGGTCAGTTACAACTTCATTAGTAGATGTAATAGATGTACCTTCTGATAAATTATATAAAGTAAACACGATAATTATTGCAAACATAGACGGAACAAACTCAGCCGATGTTACAATAAAAGCATCAACCAGTAATGGTTCTAATTATTACAATATAGCTTCAACAGTTGCAGTACCAGCAGATTCAACTTTAATAGTTCTTGATAAAAATTCATCAATTTATTTAGATGAAACAGATTTATTAAGAATACAAGCTAGTGCTAATAGTGATTTAGAATACACAATATCTGGTGAAATCTTAGATGATGCATAAGGAGGTATTTAATTATGGCTCACTTTGCAGAACTTGACAGCGATAACAAAGTAATACGAGTAGTAGTAATATCTAACGAAGATGTAGATGCTAATGGTGGCGATTTACACGCAGACGCAGAAACATTTGTAGCGTCTATTGTCCCATATTCAGAAAATGGCGTTGCTTGGAAACAAACTTCTTATCATCATAATTTTAGAAAACAATATGCTGGGACTATTCATTACTACGATGCAACTAAAGATAAGTTTATAGACTTACAGCCATTCCCATCTTGGTCTTTAGATTCAAACGATGATTGGCAGGCACCAGTTACTTTTCCAAATACAGTTGATATAGGCGGTCTTAGAGCTAATGCAGCATGGGATGAAGCTAACCAAAGGTGGATAGGTAGAACATTTGACCATACT